TGTTAATCGTTCTGTTTTAACAATGCCGAAAAATCAACATTGTCCAATACAGAACCCAATACTTCAGAACCCATTGAAAAAGTATCTCTAATAGAATATAGTAATGCAGAAACACTGTATTCGTTCTGATATAAGTCATCAGTTTCCATTTTTAAAATATTTTGAAACTCATTGTATTCTTTTTTAATTACATTAACAAATTCGTCGATTAATCCAACTTTATTTAGCTTGTCATAATATTCGGCTACATTAAAGTTAGAATCTTCCGGAAAATCTATATCTGTATATAACTCAACTAACTTCATTATGAAGAAAATATATGTATTGAAAGTGTTTTGCTTATAGACTTGTTTTTCGTCAATCTTAATATGATTACAAGCATTAGCGATACTTTTAGCATATACTTGTTTTGTTTCAATACCAATATATTTTGTTTTGATATGTTTCTTCCAGAAGTTATCATTATTATTTGTATCTTTATATTCTTTTACAAAATTATCTATTTTCATTCCTTTTACCTCGCCACTCTAAATTTGAAATAATAGTCATCCTCTGTAGACATTTCATATGTGTCATCATAACTATTATATTTAATTGTTATAATCTGTGGATTTTCTTTAGTATCAGTTATCATCCAAAAGTCTGATTTACTAATAGTATTGTCTCGTTCACCGAGAAATCTGAAAATCTCATGTGAAAACATGTTATCACCTGTTATACTTTCTTACTGTGGCAATACCTATAAGTATAGCCTCGGCTTCATCATTATTGACATCTAAATCATAATTTTCCTTTACATAATCAATTGCTAACTGTTTACACTCTGCTCGTTTCTTACCATCAAATATACCATCAAACTCTTTACGCCAAGAAGACGGAAGATATATATTAAAGTCAGCACCATTAAGTAAACACCAACCATATATTGCACCTTGAATCCTACAAAGTTTTTTCATGACATCCGCATTGTTACCGCAATATGTATCTTCAATAGATACAATAATTGGTTTGTATTTATTAAGATGTGTAATTATATCCCTTGTCATTTCCATACTTCTTGTAATTGTGTCACTATTATTACTATGATCTAACAAGTGACTTTTCTTATAATCCCCATTACAAAAAACTGCAATACCAGTTTTTTTTGTGCTCACATCTAAACTACACATAATAGTTTTATTCATAGAAAAGTATTACCCAACAAATGTTCTTTATATTTAGTTTCAATTATTTGTGACGTAAGCACTGTTTTGTCATTTTCAAATTTTGGGTGTTCTATACAATATTGATTATATCTTTTTATATCATCTAAAATTTGATCATAACTTTCTTTTGAATGGGGTATTTTTATTCGGAGTTCATCACCGAACCTAAGAATCCGTGCTCTTGAAGTTATAGCTTGCCCCTCGTCAACCTTGTTTTCAAGATTATCTAATTTCTTCTCGATTATTTCTGTACCATTAAGTTTACGAATGCCTTTAATGAGCCAACTCCAAGGATTTAGTTTGATTGGTAATATCTCAATAGAAGAGAGTATTACTATTATAATAACAGTAAGTATAGCTTTGTGTGAAATAAGCAATTGTACTATTCCAAGTAACGTCATTTAGTCAATCTCCTTTATGCCTTATCTGTTCCGACGTATTCTTGAACACGTTTATTTGATTTAATCATTTCCTTAAATTTGTCTAATGCTTCATCTACATAAGTACTAAATTGTTCAAATGATATAAATATTGTTAAATTAGGAAATTGTTTAAGTGCAAGATCATATACATATCTTAATTTAAGTTGACCGGTTCCACTACCAAGTTCCTTTTCCGCTTCCATTACTGCGAAAAGTAACCACTCTTTAAACTTTGCAACCTTCTCTTCATTTGGTTTATCACAAAATGTTAAAATAGTAATAACAACATTTACTACTACAACAACGAGCAATAATATTAATACCCAATTACTAGCTATCCATGCCATTGTTATCATCCTCACTTTCTAATTCATGTTTTGTCGCAAGATATGTAACTCCACCTTCTCTGTTTTCTATTGTTGACTTTGTTGCATATACTCCAAAACCTATTACCTCGCCAATAACAGTTCCAACAAGAGTGTTAAGTGGTGTATAGTCAGGTGCAATACCAGTAGAAGAGGAGAGTATTAAACTCCACGCCAAAACAAACATTGTAAAAAATTCAACAACTATGGAGTTCGCAAACAAGAAGATTATTAATTTCTTAGTTGTTGTGAGTTTTTGTTTTTTCTTCTTCATGTTAAACTCCTTTCTATATTTCTGATAAAGATTTTTGTTCTACTTGTTTAATCCCGTTTTCATCAAAATATTTCCCAATGTTTTCATCCGCAGATATATCAGTATAAAGATTCACCATATCTGCCGACTCCCAATTTACAATATCTTGAATAACATTGGTTGGGATATTGTTTTTAACTAACATGGTCGTGAAATAATGACGTAAACTATGCCAGTAAAAATCTTTACCAAGAAATCTACTAAAACTATCTTTCCAACCATCCATAGTTTCGGTACTCATTTGTTTTGTTGGATCGTTTTTATCAGGGAATAACCATTCACTTTCAATACCTTCTTCTTTTCTTTGTTTCATCCATAGTTCAAGATAAGGATCAAATGGTTTCTTCAATACATATAAATAGATTTTTTTACCTTGACTTCCACGACCTTTTGTAACAACCTTTTCGTTTGTTTTATAAAGAGAACCAAATATAACATTCTCATCATTAAAATATTCAACTTTAAATCTAGGAATTTCAGCTTTTCGTCTACCAGAATTGCAACATAAACTTACAACTGCAGCTTGCTTATATTTTTCTTTTTCTACTAAGTGATCGAGTAAAGATTGTATTTCCTCATCGGAGAAAATAGTTTTTTCTCTAACCGGTTGATTAACTGGAGACTCTATTTTTTTAATAACGCTTTTATAACCACTGTATTCTTCCTCTTCATCAAGAATATTTTCTATATAATTTGAAAGAGAAGATATAACTGATTTTACACGTCTTGTTCTTTTAGGACTCCAACCCCACGTATCAATTGCATGACTTTGAAATCTGGCAAACTCACGTTTTGTTATTTCAGTAAATCTTTTATTATTATTATTTTCTAAATTATATACAAAGAATATTCTTAAATCCGCTTTATATTGTTCTATTGTTCTTGGAGATCTATCTATTGATTTTAGATAGTCCAAAAAATCATTCATTAGTTCCTTATTTTCAGGAAGAATCTGTGATATGGACTCTTCGTTAGTTATATTATTATAGACAGTAGTTCTACCCATAATTCTTCCTCCTTTCTTGTTATCTCAATGTTTGAATTAACCCCTTAACTACCTGCGCAACATAGTTAAGTTCATCATAAGTTGTTTCATGTCCTAAACTAAACCTTATACACTCAAGAGCTTCTTCTGATGTTAATCCATATGCGAGAGCAACATGACTAGGTTTATCAGATTCCGTTGAACATGCAGAGCCTGTACCAACACATATATCATAATCATCTAATAAGTTCATAAGTGTCATTCCGTTTATTCCCGGAAAACGAATATAAA